TGGTTACAGATGATAACCCTAGAACATATGCATTTAATCATATAATGCGAGGTGATGGTGGTGACGGTGTACCAAATGTTTTATCTGCTGATGATACATTCGTAACAGATAAATCACAAACACCATTAAGACAAAAAAGAATAGATGAGTGGTTAGAAAACTCAGATAATCTTAGAGAAGTAATGGACGAAAACATTTATAGGAATTATCAGCGTAATAAAAAACTTATTGATTTAACTGAAATTCCAGAGGAAGTGCAAACAAGTATTATAAATACTTTTGAAGAACAAAAAATCGCGATGCGAATGAAAGTTCTTAATTATTTAATTAAAAAAAGATGTAATCAATTAATCGAAGTAGTGGAGGAATTTTATAATGGTTAAACCAGCGATACACGAAATATTTGAAAAGGCAGCAAGCCTAAAAACTAAAAAAGAAAAACTAGCATATATGAGAGATATGGGTCAATACCCTGCTTTTAAAGATGTGCTAAGAATTAACTTTGATAATGATGTGGTTTGTTTATTACCAGAAGGTGAAGCACCGTACAGAAAAGACGATGCACCAGAAGGTTATGCAAATAGTACATTACACAAAGAGTATAGAAGATTCACATACTTTTTTAAAGGTGGAGAGGGTATGAACCTAGCACCATTAAAAAGAGAATCAATGTGGATTGATTTATTAGAGTCATTAAGTGGAGGAGAATCCGAACTTATGGCATTAGCAAAAGATAAAAGGTTGAAGTATAAAGGCATCACTAGGAAACTAGTGGAAGAAGCCTTTCCTAATTTATTAAAAAAATAAGGAGGTGATACCAAAACCTTTATTATGCGGGGCAGGCAACTGCCCCATTTGACATATAATATAAAGTGTGTTATAATATACATTATGAATATTTTTATTTTAGATAATGATCCAGTGATTGCAGCTCAAATGCAATGTGATAAACACGTAGTCAAGATGATTGTAGAATCAGGTCAAATGCTTTCAACTGTACATCGTATGCTTGATGGTACTATGGAAAGAAGATTATCAAAGTCAGGTAAAGTCAGAGTTCAATATTGGAAACTAAATGATGATAGAGAAGATGTGTTATATAAAGCATGTCACTTTAATCACCCTAGTACTATATGGACTAGAGAATCTATGTTTAATTATAGATGGCATTATTTGCATTTCATAGCTCTTTGTGATGAGTATACATATCGATATGGTAAAGTGCATGCCACAGATACTAAACTAAGAAAGGTATTAGAAACATTACCAAACAATATACCTAGAAAAAAAATGACACCATTTAAATTAGCAATGGCATCAAACCCAGAATGTATGTACGAAGATCCAATAAAATCTTATCGTGCATTTTATAAAACAAAACAAGAAAGGTTTAGTATGGTATGGACCAATAGAGAAAAACCTAATTGGTTTAAGGTATAAATAAACGTATGATTTACGAATTTAAAAATACAGAGACAGATGAAATATTTGAAAAGGTAATGCCTATGGCAGAGCTTGATGATTATCTAAAACAAAACCCACATATAAAAAGACATCATTCAGCTGCACCTTCTGTATCATATAGTGGTGAAGCATATATGGGTGTCACTGCAAGAGCAGGTGATGGTTGGAAAGAAGTACAAGATAGAATTAAAAGCGGTATGCCACCAAAAGATAGGCATCTTATAAAAACAAAATGAGATATCCTCAACAATTAGAATTGGAATTAAATAGAACAACAGAGGCAACACCAGAAGAGGTTAAGGAATGGCAGAATGGTGGAGACTATTTTATGACAGGAAAATTTGATGTTATGAAACTATTTGTAGTAGTTCCTGCCATTATACAATTTTGTGCAATTGGAGGAATGATGTTATCATTTTTCCTTATATCATTAGGATTAGAAGAATGAATTTTATACATGAAGAAGTCAAATTAGATTATGCTGACTTAAGAACAGAAACAAAAGAATCAGGTAGAACATATCTTGACCCAGAAGGTCATGCATATCCATCTATCACAACAGTGTTGTCAATACTATCAAGGGAAGCAATACAAAAATGGAGAGCCAGAGTTGGCGAAGAAGAAGCGAATAGAGTAAGTAGAATCGCATCACAAAGAGGAACAAAGGTTCATAATGTAATAGAAAAATATATTGCAAATGATCCAGATTATTTAGATGGTGTTATGCCTCACAATATACAAACCTTTAAAGACATACAAGGTCACATAGATAAAAACTTAAATAAAGTATATTCTATTGAAGCACCTCTATATTCTAAACACTTAGGTGTTGCAGGTAGAGTGGACTGTGTAGGTATGTGGGATGGTGAAGATGCAATCATAGATTGGAAAACATCTCGTAAAGAAAAGAAAAAAGAATGGGTATCAGGTTACTTCATGCAGGCTGCAGCTTATGCAATCATGTGGGAAGAAAGAACTGGTAGACCAATCAAGAAATTAGTAGTTGCCATAGCGGGTGACGAAGGTGCTCAAATCTTCATAGAAGATAGAGATAATTGGACTGAATCGTTAATAAATACTATTAACGAATACAAAAGAGAAAAGATTTTTAGAGGGTAAAGATGAACTATTTACTAAAAGCTTTAATCAAGAAGCTAGAAGGCGACATTGAAGTAGCAAAAGCAAACGTAATGGTCTATCAAAGGAATTCAGCAGGTATAGGCGAACATTCTGATATTGTAGAATCAATAGAAAAAGAAGTTGAAAAAATCGCAGATGCTCACGATAAGATAGAAACTATAAAGCATTACTTCAAGTAATAAGTATTATAAATAGATATTTACAATAACGCATTTTTGTGTTATAATATAGGTATCTATGAAAAACTTTAAAGCATATATCACTGAAGGTAACAAAGGTTTAACAATCTTTGATATAGATGATACTTTGTTTGTATCAAAAGCTCGTGTATTAGTTAAAAATAAAAACACTGACAAATCAAAGCCTTTAACACCTCAAGAGTTTAATCATTATAAGTTACAAAAAGGTGAAGAGTTTGATTTTGGTGAATTTAGGTCAGCAAAAATATTTTATCAAACAGCTACACCAATAGCACGAATGATTGAAAAGGCTAAAGCGATTATAAAAAATGCAACAGCTCGTGGTAGTAAAGTTATTATAGTAACTGCAAGAGCCGATATGGATAATAAAGATTTATTCATTAAAACTTTTAAATCTCATGGCATACCAATGAAAAATGTGTATGTTGAAAGAGGTGGAAATTTAAGTGGTAGTGCTTCTGAAAATAAAAAAGTTATATTTAAAAAGTATTTAGATACTGGAGAATATGGTAGAATAAGATTATTTGACGACCACCTTGAAAATTTAACAGCATTATTGGATTTAAAAAAAGATTATCCAAATGTTGATTTCATGGCGTATAAGGCAGACGCAAAGGGAAGCATAAAAAGAATTAAATGATTTATAATAGAATGAGAAGCGCCAGGTTTGGTGAAGGTGCAAGATACTTCAGATGGTGGCTTCATATGACAAGGAGAATATAATGCCAGTGAAATTAAGCAAAAGCATGACAAGAGTTGATCGTGCTACAAAGAAAATTACTATAGAACATGATTACATAAAAACTCATAGTAAGCAATCTCTAATTGAGAAGTATAATAACCAAAACACAAGACCTAAAGATAAACAAAAAATTAAAAATGAATTAGTGAAACGTGGTGGAGTAACATTTGGTGCGTAGTGCAAGAGAGAAAAAGATTATTAGACAAAGATTAATTTCAACTGTCTTAGGAATATGTTTATTAATTGGTGCAATTTATATATACATTACTTTTCAGCCGAGTTTGTTTAATGAGTAAATGGCATGGAGGTAAAGGTTCTAAAGCGAGACCTATAAAGAACCAAGAACAATTTGAAGAAAATTGGGATAAGATATTTGGAAGAAAAAAGATTCCAAAACATGGTGCAACAAAAATTCATGTTGATAAGACCAAAGTTCTTCCAAGAGATTATAAATATAATAATATAGAGGAATAAACATGAGTTTAGATTTAGAAAAATTTGATTTTGGATTTACAGCCGTCGATGAAGATGAGCTTGAAGTAGTTCAAAAGCAAACACAAAAATTAGAATCAACATCAGGTAAAGCAGAAGAATTAGAAGATAAGTTAAATAAACTATATAATTCAATATTACCTTT